TTGCTATCTGTACGACCTTTGATACCTGCGAAAGGTAATTTGATTACAGAACGTTCAGCCCAGAAAAAAGTATTGTTTGGGTTGCCGTCTGGTAAGAATCTAAAAACTGCTTCACCACCGTTTTTAATAGTCCAGAACGGATAAATTGATTTATCACCGCCTGTGTTGCTATCTGTGCTACGCGTTTCTGCCGCTTTTAATTTTGCTCTGATTTCTGCTAATGATGCCATATTAATTTCCTATTGTGTTTTGAGTTAACACACAGATTTTACTCTGTGTGTTATATAGCCTAAGTGTTTTATTACTAATATTTTTTTTGTTTTATACTAATATATAAGTTGCCTTACTTTTAAAGTATGTGCGTATTATATACTCTATTATTTATATGAGCAAGTGAAATCTTTCACTTTTTCAAATTATTTTACCAGTTTACTAATTGTACAATTCTAGCTAAACTTTCTTCGTCTTTAAACGAAACTGATTCGTGCATACCTGGTTCACCAGGACGGCGTTGATGCATCGAAGTTGGAAGACCGTCGTCATCTTGTGGCATTGCAGATGCCTGTGCTGCAGGTTGTTGACTCGCAAAAGACGAAGGGGTAATTGCGTTTGACATCTGTTGAGTAGTGCTTGGTGTGCCGCCTGCTGGAGCTGCTGGAGCTGCTGGTGCAGACGATGTCGGAGTTTGATTAGGATCCATATTTTTAACTGCTGCTGCGTATGCATCATTATATGCTGCAGAGCGCACTGGCTGTGCAGGTTTATCATATGCTGACATTTTTGCAGCCATGTCATCATTTTTAGCTTGCCATTCATATGCTGCCTGTGTTTTAGGCCCCATAATACCATCTAGTTTAAGTGGATATCCCTGAGCAATTAATTTTTTCTGTAATTCTAATACTTTAGGATCTGGAGCTTTATGCGGTGCCGCTCCACCTGCATGATGTTGTCCTTGTGTTCCGCCACCTGCATGTTGTTGACCTTGTTTACCACCGATTTTTTGTTGTCCTTGTGTTCCACCGTTTTGGGTAGTACCGTTTGGATGTTTCCAACCGTCAATCGCAGCGTTTGCTATTTTTTTAGCACCATCGATATCACTACTCAATGCGCTTGACATACCTTTCGCTATTTCAGCTGGGTGATCCCATGCATACTGTGCGCCAGTTTTTAAACTGTCCCACGCATTACCTAAATAATCTGTATCATCGCCTTTAGGTGGTGTTTCGGGAGTTACCGGTGGAGCTGTCGGTGGAGTTTTAGGTGGAGGTGTTGTTACTGCTTTATTAATGTCATTACTGAGTGGAGTTTGTTGACCTTGAGGTGGTACAAACGGCTTAGCTTGATAATTAGGATCCAACGGAGCCTCGTAAATTGCCATTTTTTCTCTTAATTGATTAACTCTATATAACAGTGCGGTTTCTGTAATTTTTTTCATTTTATCTCCATTGCGCTATTTGCAATATTCTGTGTAGTTCGGTTGATTCATCAAGTTCTGGCATGCGATCAAAATCACCTTGTGGATTATCAAATGGTTCTGGTGGAGAAATCGATTGATCCATATTTGCTTTTAAATCATCATAACCAGTTATACGAGAATCACGTTCGGCACTTTGTCTTTCCCAATCAAGTGCTTTAGTTGTAGCATCATCTAAGATACCGTTAGTTTTAACTGGATATCCTTTTGCTTTTAATTCGTACTGTTGTTTTTGAACAGCAGGATCAAATTTAGGTTTTGCTGATGCTGGTTGGCCTGCCGGATGCGGTTTTGATGTCATGTGTCCTGCAACAGAAGCAGGAGCTTCCGGTTCAGATGTATCACCGTCTATATCAATAACTGTACCAGGACCACCGTCGTCATACGGTTTATAGTTGTATCCAGGATTAGTTGCATCTAAATAACCAGAGCCGCGTGTTGCAGGATCTTGTGGTACTACAGTATTAGGTTGTGATAATGCAGGATCATCGTTACTGCCTAATTCGGATGCTGCTCCGCTTGCACCGATAGTAGCTGCTGCACCTGCGCCGTATTCAGCAGGATTCTTACCAATAGGTGCACCTGTTCTAATACCACGCATTGTTGCTGATGTTGAATTTGGATTTAAGTTTGCAGAATAAGGATATTTAAATCCTGTCATTGCGCCGCCGCCGAACTTTTTTACAGCATCAACTGCTGCACCTAACTTTGACTCGTCGAGTATGTCCATCATCTCTCTTAACGATCTAACGGAATTTACTGAATCGATTTTTGAAATTTGTTTCATAATTGTTCCTCATTGTTTTACGCATTTTATGCTTATCTATACTATCAAATTTTCTACGACCAAAGCCTTCCATATCTATTTGGTCAGTATCTAAATTTTGATGTTTAACACCTGCTAATCGTAAAACATCGTTTTGTTCTCTAGCGTCTTCACTTGGATCTAGCTGATCAACTTTTTGTAAAATTTCTTTAACATCTTCTTCTGATGCGTTACTGTATTCACCATCTTTAAAACTTTTAATAATTTTAGTTTTAACTCTAGTTCCGCCAATAGTGAAATTACGTTCTTCTTTATTCCAGAAACCTGCAATCGAATTTAGAATTTGTTCTTTGCCTGATAGGTTTTCTTCTTCAGGAACATCTTCTTCCATATCGCATTCGCCAAACCCTGCTTCGCACGGTGTTAATCCACTTTCTCTAAGTGCATCACGAATAGTCATGCCTTCTGCAAACATTGTTTCTAATGTTGCACCAGCAGCTTTAGCTTTAATAAATTTAGCTTTAATTTTAGCTTTTTTATGATTAGTGCCTTCTGCTACTGGTTGTACAGGGGCTTCTTCTGGAGCAGGAGCCGGTGGCATTTCACCGCCCGGAGCTGGAGGAACTTCACCTTCTGCGCCCGGTGCACCTTCTGGAGGAACTTCACCTTCCGGAGGCATGTCGCCGCCGAAGTCTGGGGGCATTCCGCCGCCTAATCCACCTAAGCCGCCGCCTAAGTCTGGGGCTGCAGGAGCTTCGCCACCCGGAGCTGGCGCTTCAATTGGAGCAGGAGCACTGTTAGCTGCTGGAGCTAAATCTTGGCCTCCGATTTCACCGTTGCCGAATTTTAATTGAATAGCAACTCCTGGATCGACTTGTGTTACGTATTGTTGAATTAACGGACGAACATCTAAATCTTCGTCAACGTCTTTTAATGATTCTAAAAAGTCAGTATCGTCAATTATACCAGTTAAACTATCAATTGCGTTAACTCCATCTGGTCCGCCACGCAATTCTTTTTCTAAAATTTTATTTAATTTATCAATAGCAACTTTTTGTGCATCTTTATTTGGACTAAACAGTTCATCTTTATCTTCCATCATAATGCGATTAATAAAAGATTCAAATGCATATTCCGGATCAAAACTTTCTTTCTTATGGCTTTTATATCCTTTGTTATTCATCCAGTGAGTTAATGCATATGGATTATCAATTTCCTTATGTTTCTTCATTGCCTTAACTGTACCTTCCCAACCTTTAGGTGCTTTTTCATCTAAGAAGTAATCTGAAGATAACTCGCATACAGGTAATTCACTCTCATCTACAATGTTATATAAGAATGGAAATACTGATTTCATTTCTTCATTAAATGTGCGCACAGTTAAACGATCAATCCAATCGTTCATAACAGTCTCTGGAATTACTCTTTCTTCTTGTGCAGTAAATGATTCTGCAAATTGTTGATAATATGCAGGACGTTGTAAGCTGATAATTTCTTTTTTAACTGCGTCAATGCGTTCAATTACACGAGATGTAACATCGCCCATTGCTTCTGATATTTGTGATTGACGACTAACATAGCCTTTAAATTTACGTAAACTTGCTAGTTCTTCACTAAGTTTAGTAATGTGTTTACCGATATCATCATACGGAATACCTCCGTGTTTAATATGCTCTGCTAATGCACGAGCACCCGGTAAATGTTTATATGGGTATTTAAATCGTTCACCGTCTGCATTTTCGATGTATATACATTCAATATGCATAGTGCGACCTGCAGCTAACTCTGGATTAATAGGTTGATTATGTTTAACTATTAAACGAGCTTCACCTAAGTCTTGGTAACTTATTTTAGAAGTACCAAACATTTTACTTTCCATCATTGGTTGTTCCTTGGGTTTTGCTTGAAACTGATAGTCTCGTTTGTCTAAGTTGCTCTTTCCGATGTTTTGCACATCGAAGTTTAATAAGCGATTTTTAGCAAATTGTCTAAATGATCTTATGAATTTATAGGCGCTGTGATGCGTAGTATTTGAATCATCATCTACTAGATCTCCGCTAACTTGTACTACAATTCCGTCATCTAAATCTAAAGTAATAGTAATAGTTCCAAGAGGCTCACCATCTTCGATATATTCAAACTCAAAGAATCGTGCTTTTGGAATATCAACTTTCTTACTTAATACTGCTGCGTTTTCGTCGCCCATTTTAATATCTGAGAAACGTGTTTGTATTTTACCATAAAGGTCTAAAGCAATTTTATCTAAATTATTGTCCATGTTTATATTTATCACATATTAGAGGAAACAAATATTGGTAGAGGTGCTTCCCAGTCCTCAATTCGATCTTCAATCCGCATTCTTTCAAATACTAAAGGATCCCATTCTGCTAGTATATCGATCATTCTTACTATCAGTAATAATGCTGCTACTAAGTCATCATGTTGACCTGGTTTACCTTTAAAACTAATGCCGTGCGCAATGAATGATTTTAATTCGGTTATTAACGGTTTGCTATTAATTACCATCTTATCTTCTTCAACAAAATATTTCAATTTTGAACACGCAGCTATTTTATTATTAAAGGTTGTATTAAATCCTTTGCGGAACTTACGAACATGCCCCTTTCTGCCCGGCTCGCTTACAAATAATCCCGGAAATGTCTCTTCTCCTAAATTGTCAATTACTACTAATGCGCTCTCGCCTACTGTATTATTTTCTACTGACCAATATATTGAATTATATTGATCTGCTCCAATTTCATCTTGTATATATAATAATACATCTCTAAATAATTTTACTTGCCCTTGAATCGGAGTAATGTTATGATGCCATTCTGCAACTTGTACCATTGATGGTAATTCGAACACTGATATTGCAGAATAGTCTCCGCCAGTGCCTAAACTTGGATCTAGTGCAATTAAATATAAGTTACCAGCAGTTGGTGTTTTATACCATCTAACTTGTCCCATCTTCATCATTGGTTCTTTACCGTAAAGTTCTACTAATTTCAAACTGTTAATAAGAGTTTCATCGTATACAAGAAATTCACAGCCGTATTCACGTCTAAACTTTTCTTCACCTATACGACCAAGCTCTTCTTGTTTCCATGCATCGTCACGATCTGGATGATCCCACCAATCTGATCTAAATCCTGAGAACCCATTAATACCAACTTTATCTTCTTTCTCATTACCAAACTCGTCAAAAAACTGTTGGCTTTCTTTCCATATAGTAGCAAATTGATCTTCGTCACTGTTTGGTGTAGAAGTAATGATACAACGTCCACCAGTTTCTAGTGTGGGTGATATAGAAGTCCAAAATTCTTCAGCAATATTAGGTTGTAGGAACGCAAATTCGTCACAATATAGTAACGAAATACTCATACCCCGTCCTGTTGTGCCTGTAGTAGTTTGACGTGTGTATTGGTAAACGAGTTAACAGCAATG